TGCGTAAAAGAGTTAGCATTATCACACAGACTTAAACAAATAACATTTAAGTCTTATCGTAAGGCATGGGATAAAGTAGCGCCTAAATTGGGATTTAAGAGAGAGATATGGACATATGATTTGTGAATATATCTCTAGTACCTAAAAAAGATTATGAGTTTTGCTTTAACGCAATACACGATTATTTAGAGAAATCAGCTAAATATACATATGGTCGTTTTACAGCAGACGACATTAAACAATCTTTATTAACAACAGACAAACAACTATGGATAGCATATGAAGATGTGCAAATCTATGGATTTGTTGTAACTGAAATCGTTACATATCCTCAAATAAAATCACTCATGATGCACTTTACAGGTGGATTATATTTTGATAAGTGGCATGATGATATTATTAGCACATTAAAAAAATTTGCTAAAGATGTAGGATGTAAAATTATAGAATCACAAGCAAGATTAGGTTGGTCTAAAATCCTGAAGAAAGATGGATATAAACCTCGTTTTTATTTTTTTGAATTACCTTTGGAGTAAACTATGTTTAATTTATGGAATCTAATAACACTATCCGTTAGAATGTGTACATTAGCTGGAGGCGGTGGATTATTTGGCGGTGGCGGCGGTGGCGGAGGTTCGTCTACAACTTCTACAGATATTCCTAAATGGTTAAAACCTTATGTAACCTATGGATTAAATGAGGCGCAAACACTTTATCAATCACAAACACCTCAATATTATCCTGGTCAAACATGGATTAGTCCATCACAACAGACACAAGCTGGATTACAAGCAGCACAACAAAGAGCATTACAAGGTAACCCATTATTACCAGCAGCTCAACAACAACAACAAGATGTTATTAGTGGTCAGTATTTAGGTGTTAATCCATATCTTAGACAAGCATTACAAGGTGGTGCAGATATTGCCACACAACAATATTACGATGCACTTAAAGGTGGACGTAGTGGTGCAGTAATGGCAGGTCGTATGGGTAGTGGCGCACAACAAAACATTGAATCTCGTTCAGAACAAAATCTAGCAAACGCATTAACTAGCCAAGCAGGTCAATTAGCCTATCAAAACTATGCTGCTGAACGTGCAAGACAAGAAGCTGCTGCTATGGGAGCTCCTGGATTAGCACAAGCTGATTATATGGATATTCAACAATTAATGAATGTTGGGCAAACAGCAGAAGATTATCAACAACGTGCATTAGAAGGCGATGTAGCACGATTTAATTTTCAACAACAAAGTCCATATGAAAAATTATCTGCTTATCTTGGTGCTGTTTATGGCGCTCCTGTTCCTATGCAACAAACAACTACACAATCTGGAGGTGGTGGTAAAATCGTTTGCACCATGATGAATGAATCTTATGGCTTTGGTTCATTTAGAAATGCAGTATGGTTAAAACATTCAGCAGATATGCCAAATGCAAAAGTATATGAAAAAGGATACCACACATTATTCTTACCATTGGTTGATTTTGCTAAAGGTAATGGAAAATTAAATAAAGTTGTTAAAACTGTATTAGAGCATATTGCTAGACATAGAACTGCTGATATATGGTTACAGAAAAAAGGTAAGCGTAGAGATATGCTAGGTCGTATTTATAGAAACATATTTGAGCCTATCTGTTATGTAACAGGCAAATTAAAAGGAGTTAAGTAATGAGTGACCCAATAACAATCGGTGCAGGATTAGGTGCAGGTCTATCAGTATTAACTGGAAAAAACCCATTAAGGGGCGCAGCTATGGGTGGTCTTGGAGGCGCAGGCTATGGTGCATTAACAGGTTCAGGATGGGCAGGTAATTTAATATCTAAAGGTGGTATGTTAGGTCAAGGTGCAACTGCAGCTACATCAAGCCCTATGGCTACAGGATTAACAGGCTCTGCTGAAGCTATTAGTCCATTTACTCCACAAGGTGTTGCAGGCGTACAAACAATGACACCAGGTCTTACCGGTGCAGAACCTATATTAGGTCAAGCAGGTCAGCAAGCGATGGCACAATCTGCTCCTTTATATACAGGTTCGCAAGGGATGATGGATACAGGTGGAGGTATGTTTATGAGAGGTGGTGTATCTGCACCTATACCTGGAGCTGAAATGTCAGGTGGTGGATATGGAACTTTAGATAGAATAAGAGATGCGGTAAAAGCTCCTATAGGTTCATTTATGGATTTAGCAGAAGAAAATCCTAGAGCTACACAAGCTGCTAGCCAAGTTGCTTTAGCTAATATGTTACAACCATCTCAACCATATCAATCAAATATACAACCATTATCAGCATTACCATCTAGAGAAAGTGTAGAATCATATCTTCCTAGAGGATTAATGACACAAGTTCAAAGAAAACAACTTCCACAATTACAACGTTTTTACGGATTTTAAGGAAAGCACATGGGAATACTAGACTATTTATTTGGAAACACATATCAAACACCAGGTATAAATCCAAACGCAAGTACACCATTACCTACACCATTAGGAAAAGGTAAATTACCTAACATATTTATGACACCTAATTTAGCAGAAGCAGGTTTGTTAGGAGCAGATGAAGCACAAGCATTAGCATTGCAAGATGCTTTGCAAAGCCAAGCTACAAAAGCTGGTTTATTAAGTGCAGGTGTTAGCTTTCTTACACAACCTCGTAACTTACAAGCAGGTAGTGCATTGCCATATCTAGGTCGTGCATATCAACAAGGTATGGCATCTGCTGGTGATATATATGGAACAGGATTAAATCAACTTGCTAGACAACAATTATTAGCGCAAAAAAGTGGTGAAGATAAACTATACACTATTGATGGCGCATTAGTTGATAGACAAGGTAATGTTGTTTATCAAGCACCTCTAGAAACTCGTGGGCAAGCAAGTGCATCTAGCGATATTCAATTATTAAATAGATACAATGAGGCATTTAATAAATTAAAAGAAGAACCTCAAAATAAACTATTACAAAACGAAGTAAAAGCATTAGAACTTAAACTTGGACTTCAAAAAGAAGCAGAGCCAGTTCCTACTCGTGGAGAAGAAATTAAAAAAGAACTTACTCCATTAGAAGCAAAGATAGATGAGAAAGCTGCTCAAGACCTATTAGACTTTACTGTTGGTGGAGGTTTTTCTGATGTTCAAAAGAATTTAGCACAATTACAATTAGCTAGAAAAACTATTGAAGAAGCGCCTGAAGGAACTATTACTGGCAAATTAGTAGGAGTGCAAGATGATACAGGTGTTCTTAAATACACAAACCCTAATGCACAAAATGTTAAAGAGCAAGTTCAAGAAATTGCACAGCGTAACTTAAGACTTATTTTAGGTCCACAGTTTACTGCAAAAGAAGGTGAACAATTAATTAATCGTGTATATAACCCTGCATTACCACAAGAGGTTAATTTAAAACGTCTTGATTTATTGCAAGAGCAAATTCTTAGCGCTGCTAAATCAAAACAAGAGGCAGTAGATTATTACAATGAAAATGGTACTTTAAAAGGATTTAAAGGCAAATTGTATAACAATGCTACCGATTTTTTAAATGACTATAATAGTAAGTTACAAGGTTTAGAAACACCAAAAGAAACTAAACCTACAGCACCAAGTAGATTTAAAGAAGGTGCTAGAACTAAATCTAAGAGTGGTAAACCAATGGTATTTAAAAATGGTAGATGGGAGTATGAATAATGGCAGTAGTTCCAATAGAAGATTTACCTAGTAGTTTAGTTCCTATGGATGATTTACCTACAGAACTATCTAATATCGTTCCTGAAAGTGATTTACCATCTGATGTTATGCAAAGAGGGATGGCAGAAAAAATAGGTCGTGGACTAAGTACGATTGCTAGAGGTGTAGCAGTTCCGGCAACAGGTGCAGCTTTAGGTGGTGCATTAGCTGGTCCTCCAGGCGCTATCGCAGGTTCTTTAGTATTACCTGCTGCTGAACTTGCGTCTAAAGGAGCAAGAGCATTAGGATTTGAAACAGGTTCACCTTATGAATTAGCACAACGTGGTTTAACTAAATTAGGTTTTCCTGAGCCACAAACAACAACAGAACGTGCATTACAAGCTGGTGGTGAGGCTTTAGGCGGTGTTGGTGGTCAATTAGGTGCATTGTCTAGATTAGCTACTACAGCAACCACTCCTGTTGGTCGAAATGTTGCACAACAGTTATCTGCATTACCTGAAAGACAATTAGCAGCAAGCGTTCCTGTAGGTGCTACTGCACAAGCAGTTGGTGAAACTACAGAAAGCCCTACATTAGGAATGTTAGCCGGTGTTGGTGCAGCATTACCATTTGGTATTAGAGCGCCAAGACAAGTAGAAAAAATACCTACTATAGATGAACTTAAACAATTATCACGTAATCAATATCAACAAGCTAAAGAAGCAGGTATCGTATTTAAGAAAGATTCATTCAAGTCATTTGCTAATCAATTAGAAAAAGATTTAATTGAACAAGGTCTTGATAAAGATATTCAACCTACTGCATTTAAAGCATTAAATCGTATTACAACAGCTGCTAATAAAGCTAATACATTATCTGATATAGAAACATTAAGAAAAGTAGCACAAGGCGCATCTGCATCACCTAATGCTTCTGAAAGAATGTTTGGTCAAAGAATGATAGAAAAGTTAGATGACTATATTGAAACATCTAGTCCTGAAAACATATTAGCAGGTAATAAAGCAGGTATTGATGCTATTAAAAATGCTAGAGAAACATGGCGTACATCTAAAAAAGCAGAAGTATTAGATGATATATTTAATAGCGCTGAATTACGAGCAGAAGCTAACTTTAGTCAATCAGGCATGGAAAATGTTTTAAGACGTAAATTAGTTAATCTTGCAGACAATAAAAAGCTAATGAGAACATTCTCACCTGATGAACAAGAAGCTATTACAACGGCTGCTAAAGGTGGCGCTATGCAAAACTTTTATAGACGATTAGGTAAATATGCTCCAACTAGTGCAATTCCAACAGGAGTTGGTGCTGGGTTAGGTGGTGCTGCGGGTGCTGCTATTGGTGGTCCAGCAGGTGCGTTTATTGGTGGTGCAGCAGTTCCTGCAATAGGAGCAGCAGCAAGACAACGTGCAACCACATTAGGATTAAGAGAGTTTCAGAAGTTAGAAGATATGCTTAGATTAGGTAGAGCGCCTATTGCTAGACCAACACCAGGTCAAATATTAGGTACTCGCAGTGGGTTGATGGGCCTTGAACAAGGCTTGTTAATGCCACCAGAATGATATGGCATACAATAACCATACCTCCTATTAACTTATACAACGTACCGAGGAATTATGAAAGATATAGACCCCTACGAGATTGGTCGACTGACCGCAGAAGTTCAACAGTTGAAACAATCACAAGTTGAAATGGAACGAGACATCAAAGAACTACTCGCTTTAGCTAACAAATCCAAAGGTGGATTCTGGGTAGGTATGGCCATAGCATCATTTGTTGGCGGTATCATAGCGTTTATCTTGAAAGGATGGCTAGACCATTGAGCATAATATACGATATTATATTTGCACTATTTAAACTCTTTATTGTCCCAATACTGTTCTTTTTCTTTTACTTCTTATTTGCATTAACTGCAATCATAGAAAAAGTCATTGTTGCCATTGATAAACTATTAGATAATATTATGGAATGAAGCTCGATATTAGAACATTAGAAGCTATATACGATATGCTTATCTCAACTCATGTGTTAAGAGATGTTGGATTACCACCATCTTATGAAATAGATTTTGAGTTACTTTCTGTTAGCGATAACTGTATGGCATCTTACACACCTGACCCTGATACCATAGGTGTATGTCCAGAACGACATCGATTTCTTACTAGCGTTATTAAGTCTATGTTGCATGAGATTATCCATATGACTAACCACTATTATGGTAAGTCTTATATAAGACATGATAAGAGCTTTCAGGAATTGCGTAAGCATATTGCTAATGAACTAGGTTTTGATGAAAACGAAATATAAGGATTAATATGTGGACAGCATTGATAGCGCCAATTACATCTATACTCGATAAGTTTATAGAAGACAAAGACCAAAAGAATAAGTTAGCCCATGAGATAGCCACCATGGCAGAGAAACACGCTCACGAAGCTAACATGGTACAAGCAGAAACAAATAAAGAAGAAGCACAGCATCGTAGTGTATGGGTAGCTGGTTGGAGACCATTTATAGGCTGGGTGTGTGGCTTTGCACTGGCATGGCATTTTGTGCTATCCCCTGTTGTCCTATTCTTTGCAGCATGGTTTAATATCGTATTACCTGCCTTACCACAGTTTGATATGGGTAGTTTAATGACTGTATTAATGGGTATGTTAGGACTAGGTGGATTACGAACATTTGAGAAAACAAAAGGTTTAACTAAATGAGATTATCTAAACACTTTAGTTTAGAAGAATTAACACAATCGGATACAGCAGTTAGGCTAGATATAGATAACACGCCTACTGTTGAAGTCATTGATAATTTAACATTTTTAGCGGAGAAATTAGAAGATGTACGAGCTTTATTACGCACTCCTATGCTTGTTAGTAGTGGCTTCCGTAGCCTCATTCTTAATCGTCATTTGGGAAGCAGAGATACTTCCAGTCACGTTAAAGGATTGGCTGTCGACTTTATATCACCATCTTTTGGCAATCCTGAAGCTATTGTTAAAACCATTGTGGAATCTGATATACAATACGACCAAGTCATTCTTGAATTTAATCGTTGGGTTCATCTCTCGTTTTCTAAAGAAAAACCAAGACTCCAATCTTTGATTATAGATAAAAAAGGTGTTCGACCTTTTACTTAATTATGAATAGTTCAGTATTAGTCATCTCTGACTTACATATACCTTATCATCATCAAGATGCTTTTGAGTTTCTAAAGGCATTAAAAAAGAAGTATAAACCTGATTTAATCGTGAATATCGGAGATGAATTAGACCATCATGCCATCTCTATGCACGAACACAATCCAGACCTGATGTCAGCCGGTGATGAGTTAAAACAGTCTAAAGAATATGTCAGAGATTTAGAGAAGATATTTCCTGAGATGACCTTAGTTCATTCTAACCACTCATCTTTAGTATATAGACGTGCATTAAAATATGGGCTTCCTAAAGACTATTTAAAGTCTTACAATGAGTTTCTAGGTGTTGGTGAAGGTTGGAAGTGGGTGGATGATTTAACTGTTACGCTATCAGATAATAGCCGTTGTTTCTTTACACATGGTATGTCTGCTGATGTATTAAAAGTGGCACAACAATACGGAATGAATACTGTACAAGGCCATTACCATACTAAGTTCTGTATTGGATATTACTCTAACCCAGACGCTCTTGTTTGGGGGATGCAAGTTGGTTGTTTAATTAATCAGAAGTCTATGGCATTTGATTATGCTAAAAACTTTAAGTCACGTTTTATAGTAGGCTGTGGAATGATTATAGATGGACAACCTAAATTAATGCCAATGGTCTTAGATAAGGATGGTCGATGGAACAAAATGATTCCCTAGAGTTTTTAGATTCTTTTAAAAACCAAACAGTAGAAGACATAGAATTTATCGAAGACGATAGAGAAGCCTTGCTTAAAATCACATTTAAAAACCAAGAATCATTTGTTATTACAGGTGATAGTATAAACCTATATTTTGCTCTACCTAAGGATGCGGAGTTTCACTAATGGACGTTTCTAAAATAGCTCGTAAGATTGAGAATTGCGTTATAGAAGAGTGTCAAATTGTCTATGGCGAAGATACGCTAATTTTAACGCTTGCTGCGCCTAATGGTGATGTATTTACACTAGAGATTATCGTAGATAGCATATACCTTGAAGAAGACTAATATAACGCTCATAGACGGCACAGAAACGGATAATTATAGCAAGGAATACCAAAGGTACTGTGAGGCATTAAACCTCTCTAAAAAGCCATTAGAAAAGCGTAGAGAGTGGTTAAATAAGCTAAGAGATGAACAACGAGTAGAACAACTAAAATACTGGTTAAAACTTATATGGCAAAACAAATCAACATGAAACCCAATCGTACCAAACTCTTATCAAAGATTTCAACTTATCTAAGCCTGTTTGATTTTCAGGTATTTCTAACTTTATTAGTTTGTCTGTACTCACTTTATATATTGTGTCTACTCGCACATCATTGGGTTTAGAATAACCTATTACTAATAACACTTGTGTAGTAGGTTGCCTAGATAGCGCTTCTAATAAATACTTTTGCCCTGGCAACATTTGTCTTTCATCTGGGTGCTTCCATTCTACAAACAAAAAACTATCTTTTGTTCTACTCTTATTAGCATGGTGATAACACATATCTAAATTAGATGCAGACCATTTAGCATTTTCTGGTATCAATCCCTCGAACTCACCAAAGTCAATGTGTTCGGCTTTAGGATTGCTCATAGGCATACAATCACTCCATTAGGTGTTACGCTACATATCTGAATACTACCATCTGGATTTAATATCGTTACAGTCTCATTTGCATTAACATCTTGTATCCATAGCCATATCAACATGGTTACAACTAATATCAATATACATTCTTTATCCATCTTTGCTCTCCTCAAAAATTATCTTGTTATCAGGATACATTCTATAAAACTTGTTTTTTATATCATGTACCATTTCTACTCTGATACTTCCATCACCTTCTTTAAAAAACTGAATAGTGAACCATTCCCCATCAATCGCCATTCTTCTTGTTATCATTTTTACATATTCCATGTGCTGACAAGTTTCTTCCACACCACCATTTTTTCTTGTCATAAGTGTTTGCAGGTTGTTTACATTTGTGGCATACCTGCCCTATTACTTTAATAGCCATCTCTCTACTACTTCTAATATAATTATTATTAATATACCAGCAAATAGTATCGCATAACAGATACCGCAAGGCTCGTTAGTCTTCATCGTGTAGTGGGTCTTCTATCCACTCATCTGGCGCAACTATAGATGCTTTTTCTTTAGCTTCTTGTACCTCTAATTTCTTATCAGTCTCCACTAAATAAGTAATCATCTTTTTTATATCACTACGTTTAGCAACAACACCTGGTTCTTTTTTACCATATCGCACTATGTATTTAATGACATTGCCAATGTTGATAGCTTCACCACCATGAAGATGGCCAGTGAGGTTATCTTGTAACCACTGCAATTCTAAACCACGTTCTTCATCAATTACATAATACTTTGGATACTTTGTAATCTCTTCACTCATAACTGCTCCTCAATAATTATCATGCCTTTTTCAAACACACAAGACACACCTTTTACTTTAATATACACAGTTCCATCATCACCTAACCTATGTATTAACTTACCCTTGTGACACAATACTTCTTTTGATTCTATTGGTTCAGATGCGTAATAATACAATCCTATACCAAAGATTAGAAAAAGTATAATCAATGCTACGATATAACTCAAGATTTTACTTACCATAAACTAATTCTCCATTGTCTTTGCTTTTTAGCTACAAGAGTATAATTATACTTGTAACAAAATCTATGTAGAAAGGATAACATTATGTGGACAAAACCAGTTGCAACAGAAATGAGATTTGGCTTCGAAGTTACTTTATACGTAATGAACAAGTAAAGTTTAACGGGGAACATTAAACGTTCCCCATTAATCTTTGGTACATCACAGTATTATTTCTAATCCACCTAAAAGGTATTTCAACCTTTAACAATCCTACCTGACTTTGTCGTCTAGCATGATAATGAACTATTGCATGACCAGGCAACATATGTTTATTTTCTTTAGGTATAAACCTAATCACATTACCAAGGGACATCATCACCCTCTAGTGCCGGTGCTGGTTCTTTAGCTTTATATGGCTCAGAGATTGTGCCACTCATAAATTTAGAACCATCTTTTTTAGATTCTCTAATCCATGCTGCTAACTGCTTTTCTGTACCATCTTCTAACACGATAGTGCCTGAATAATCAGGTCGTTTATCGTTACCTTGTTTATCATTCTTAAATAACACGAATGTATTTTTGTTATCATATTCTGCCATAATTATTCCTTATTTAATTCTCTTAGTATATTAACGATATCATCTACCTCATCTAAAAAGATAGACACTTCTTCTTCAAGCATTTCTATATACTCATTATCACGTTCTACTGCAACGTACATGAGTTGTAGCTTAGGCTCAAAGTTTGGATTGTAAGAAACAAAGTTAGCATAGTCTGCACCAGTACAAGCAATCTGCCACTGCACCTGGCTTATATATCGACTAGGTAACTTACGTTCTAACAAATTTGTAGTATGCGTAGTTTCGATTGGACATTTAATCTCAAGCACACCATTATCAGGTAATAGGCCATCTGGACTAGCGCCTGCCATTTTAATTATAGGATGGTCTATAAAGCCAACCTGTTTTACTTTAATATCACGAACAATCTCATATATTTGACGAGCAGTATCTTCTCTATCTATACCATCTTGCATAGCTTGGTTAGTGTAAGAGTCTGTTTTTTGTCCGGTTAATCGTTCAGTAGCAAGTTGCATCTTGTAATTTCTGCGAACTGCTGCTTCCCCTGTTTTTATTTTGGCAAGCACGTCAGATACTCTACTTGCAGTAACCTTACCTAATCTGTGCTGATGCCATGCTTCTGAGCGTTGCTCCATATTATGTTCCATTAGAATGGGTCTCCACCTTGTTGTTTAATAGCGTTGGCTACTTCTTCTACACTAGCCACCGATGTATCTATACCGATACCAAAACAACCTAATGCACGACCAATCGCTGATGTCTCACAGTTTTCTATATAGCTGGTCTTGTTAATGAATGTAGAGCCTTCTTTTTCATAAGCATGGCCAGTAGCAACAATTTGATTGTCTACAACAATAACTGCTTTGATAACGCATATACCATCTTGGTTAGATACAATATCTGTCATTATAGAACCTTTTGGATACATATCTCTAAAGGCTTTAATACGCTCATTCACCTCAACATATTCTTTGCCTTTAATATTTACAGTTCTTAACTTTGGTGCTTTTTTAGCTTCCATTTGTTGTTCCTCTTGTTGTAGTTTAGCTAAAGCTGCGTCATTGTCTGCACGCAACTCCTCTGTCATATCTTGTAATTCAGTAATTAGATTATCCATGTTACAACTCCTACACCGATAATTAATAAAACAAATATTACTTTATCCATTCTATCTTTACGTTTATCTTCTCTGATTGATTCTGACCAGTGATTAAATTCTCTCATAACTATACTCCCAATAAATAATTAATGTATGTTTCTGCATCTGATTCAGTACTAAATGATTCAAGATACATTTTGTTTTCAAAGACCATATAAACATCTTCATCCTGGTCATACTCAATATCATAGTTTGCACGAGGTAATGATTTTAAATAACCATCATAATCTTGTAACCAACTATCGTATGTTTGTGCCATTTATTTCTCCCTAATTAATTAACACAATACCCATTTTATATATAAAAAATATAAAGTCAACCCCCTTGACACAAATATTTTAATAAATTATAGTGTCGCATAAGGAGGTCAATTATGACATTTAACGAAGCAATAAAATTATTTAAGAACAGACGGGAAATGGCGGAAGCATTGGGTGTAACTAGACAAGCAATTAGTTTATATAGTTTAAGTCCAGATAAACCATTACCTTATTACAGAGAGATACAAATTGAACATTATTTCAACAGTAAAAAGATTTAGCCATTTTGTGGTAGACAAAGATGGATTTGCATTGCGTAAATTTACAACTTATACAGATGCAAAATGGTTTGTTAGCAATAAGCCAGAATACATGGTTAAGAAGATTAATTTTAATTTAGATGAATATGAGGAGTGTGTATTTTGAAATATTATCAACATCACATCGGTGATTTTAAAAAAGATACAAGTTATCTTTCACATGAGGAAAGAAGTATATATCTAGAAATGTTGTGGTTATATTACGATGAAGAAAAACCACTTCCAAAAGATATAGAATTGATTGCATTTAAGGTTCAATCAACAGTAGAAAAAGTTAAATTGTTATTAAGTTTATACTTTGATGAAGATGATGAATGTTATCGTCATAAACGCATTGATGCAGAATTAAATGCTATTTTTAATAAATCAGAGTCAGCAAGGAGGTCTGCAAAAGCTAGATGGGACAATGATTCTATGCGAACGCATGATGAACGCAATGCGAACGCAATGCGAATCGATGCTACCCATAACCCATTACCCATAACCCATAACCCAATATATAATACATATGTGCGTTTTGAAGAGTTCTGGAATACATTATTACCAAAGCGTAGAGTCAATAAAAAAGGTTGTTTAGAAAAGTGGAAAAAACATAACCTAGATACTGAATCTGATAATATACTGTCATGGTTAAAACAAATGAATATGACTAAGGAATGGAAAGAAGGATTTAATCCATCACCTGAAGTTATAATTAACCAACGTAGATGGGAAGATGGAGTTGTAAAACCTGTAATGAAAGGGAGAGTGTTATGAGTGAGATGAATGTAGGAGAGATAATCAATCAATTAGTGATTACTAAAGAACAAGTCGATGAAGCTACAGGTAAGATTATTCCTGAAGACTTTAAGATTAAATCAGCACAAGGTTATTACGACCAACTGCAAAAGTATTACGCATCAGAAAAAGGCGCAGGTTATAGTTTACCCTGGGCAAAGACCGATGGACATTTTGCAATCAGAATGGGTGAACTAACTATACTGCAAGGTGTATCAGGCCATGGTAAGTCGATGATGCTATCACAAATCTTTTTATATCTAATGCACTACACTAAAGTCTTGATAGCGTCTATGGAGATGAAGCCGGTATTAACATTGGATAGAATGATTACCCAACGATTAGGCAGCAATCAACCCACACAAGATTATATAAGACAGTTCTGTAAAGACTATAACGAAAAGCTATACATTTACGACCAACAAGGTGTTACGACAGAAGATGATATGTTTGCTACATTACTTTATGGTCGTGAGATATTAGATATAAATGTCTTTTGTATTGACTCATTGATGAAGATAGGTAACATCTCTGAAGACGATTACAATGGACAAAAACGATTTGTAGACAAACTCGCAACATTTTGTCGTGATTTAAATATCCATGTATTTTTAATATGTCATACTCGTAAGATGTCAGACGAATATCAGAAGCCGGATGCTACAAACATTTTAGGAAGTAGTCATATTAGAAATCTTGCTGACAATATTTTATTGTGTTGGCGCAATCGTGAAATAGAGGATTTAAAGTTTGCAGGTAATTGTCCACCTGATAGAGAGAACGAACCCACTGCTTACTTCAGTGTACAGAAACAACGTAACCATACATTTGAAGGAACATTTGGTTTGTGGTTTGATGAAAAGTCATTAACATACAAGGAGAGACCATAATGAACTTAAACAAGTTTGTAGAAAAGATGATAAAAGAGTTTGATGTAAAGTCGTATCGCATTAAAAACAAAGAGGGCGCAATCATAAAGTTTGTGAAAAACGGAATTAACATGGAGGTGGAATATGAAACTAAAAAAAACACTGCACGTGACTAGCGGTGGTAACTATGTTGAAGTTACATTAGCGATGGTGACATCGTTAGATGAAGGAGTGTATGATATAATTATTATGGATAAAGAAGGTGCTAGAAGTCACGACCAAAATAGTTTATTATGGGGTGTAATCTATAAGGGATTGTCTGATACAACTGGATATACCCAAGAAGAATTACATGATATATTGCGTATGAAGTTTGATTTAAAAGATGAAGATGGAAGATTGTTATCTACAGCAACATTAACTAAATCAGAGTTTAATGATTACCTAGATAAGATTATTAACTGGTCAAGGTCATTAGGAATACAAGTTGAAAAAACAGGAACGTGAGTGGATTGAAAAGCTAGTGGAGTTTGGTTGCGTAGTCTGCCGTAAATACTATGATGCTAACACTCCACCTTGCATACACCATATCCGAGAAGGATTGGGCAAAGGTCAGCGTAACAGTTGGGATAATTGCTTACCATTATGCCATGAGCATCACCAAGGCAACGATGGGTTTCATTCAGGAAAGCAGACCTGGATAGAAAAGTATGGCACAGAGTATGAGCTGCTAGATTGGATTAAGGAGAGAATATGAATGAACTAAAAACAATGCCTGATAATGAATACAATAAATTACTTAGTTTATTAGAAGGTTATAAATCTGAACGAAAAGAGTTATTAGATAACTACAGAAAACAAACAAAAGAACTTACATTTAAAATTGATAGACTTGAAGCTAATATTCAAAAAGAAAGAAGAATTAGAGAAAGACGTGGAAAAGAATACATTGCTAGTAGAAATCAAAAAATGTTACAAATGTATATGGATGGTGTAGATTATAAAGATTTAGCTAAAGAATTTAAAATTGCTCATTACACTGTAAGGTCTACAATAGACAGAATAATAAAAAGAAAAAATATAGCTAAAAGATGGGAGCTTTTAAAAGAAACTAAAGGTGTGGTTAATGATAGTTTTCCTATTGAAACTATATTGTGGTATGAATTTAAACAGTTAAGGTCACTAAAAAGTAAAAACATTAATACTGTTGGAGATTTCTACAAGTTAAAAAACAAGTTAAACATATCTCAGCATATACAAGAAAAGGTTGAGGAAGAAATAAAATACTCTGAAGAAATATATAAGGAGCAATTTGGTGTTTGAATATGTACTTGTAGTTTATATGCAAATGGATAGTCCACAATATGTAGGACACTTTACAAGCTGTGCTGCAGCTAATGAATATGTTAAAGAGCATTACAAAGATGCACCCTATACAACTTGTTTGTTTGAGGACTATATTAACTTACCAAAAGACTTGGTTAAGAAAGAAATAAAATGAACAGACAGATTAGAGAACATAAAGTCAAAGAAGCATTAGCCTCATTAGACATTGAAGGATTAAATATAAGTGATTACTTACAATCACAACTTAATGAATACATTGCTGGTCGTATGACAACTAAGATGATGTTACAAATGTTAGACGAGTGGTATTTAACGGAAGTCGTTAAAGAACGATTGGATGGTAAAACAGTGATAGTTGATATGGAGGATTTATAATGGGCAAGGGTTCATCGCCACGTCCTTTTACGGACAGAAAAAAGTTTGAAGACGAATTTGACAGAATCTTTAGAAAGAAAAATGAAGACAAACCTAAATCAGCAGACCAGAAAAAGACTAAGTGAATTAGGTTACACTATCGAGCTGATGGAGCGATGGTGTCCGTTTAGTAGACGAAAGCATGATGGCTTTGGATTTGCAGACTTTATTGCAATACGTAGAGATGAAGTAATGCTAGTGCAAGTTACATCTAAAAGCAATATGTCTAGTAGACGTAAAAAGATTACTGAGCATGAGAATGTAGGTAAGGTTAGGGAAGCCGGTATTCGTATCGAGCTATGGGGATTTTATAAGGAGAATAATAGATGGCAAGTGAAAGTGGAAGACCTATCTTAAAAAGTAAATATGATTACAAAGTTTACTTTTATGATGTAAATGGAAAGCAGTATCAGCGACAAGATGTAGTTGAAATGGTATTAAAACTACTAGATGGAACATCAATGACCATCAAAGAAATGTGTAGTGAATTAAATATCAAAGAACAATCTTTAACTAATCTTATGAAGACTATGAGAGAGAATAATCTAATCACCAATACCAAGTTAAGACGTAATGGATATTATTTATACAGAACACAAAACGATTGTTTACTAGCTACATTACTATATCCAACACCAACTGATATAGAAAAGCAATTTAAAATAAAAGGTAGACAGACTAGAAAAGCAGAACAAGGCACAAGTAAAAGCGCAGGATATGGTGGCCATGTTACTTACAATGGAAGTCATTACGATAGTTTAGATTGGTAGCGCTATGCAACTAGACGAACTAAAACATTTATTAGAGTTGTGGGTACGCTATATGAGAAGCGATAGGGCAGAGATAGAGGAGTTAGGTTATCCAAAGAAAGCTGCATTTTTAGCAACTGGCGGGGAATCTACTAACGATGCTTTTGAGCAAATGTTCCACGCATCAGAGATGAAAAAAGTAGAAGTATTAAATGCTGTTATCCATTCACTAGACCCAGAACAGGTAAAAGCAATCTATCATTTCCATCTCAAAGCCAAGCCACCTATGTACGTAGAGTTAAAATATCAACACGCTATTGATAATTTATTAACTATTGTTGGTAGAAGACTTGACTAATTTCTAAAAAAGAGTATAATTATGGATGGGAAGGTACGTTCAAAATACCCTTCTATTCATCTCCCGAAGGCCAGTCTCTCTCTACTGGCCTTTATCTTTTTAAGGATACACAATGCCATTAAAGTCAGGTAAGTCTCAAAAGGTTATCTCTAGCAATATAAAAACTGAGATGAAAGCAGGTAAGCCACAAAAACAAGCTATCGCAATCGCACTATCAAAAGCTGGTAAATCTAAAAAGAAAAGGAAATAATTATGCCAATGGTTGGAAATAAAAAATACGCTTACACAGCTAAAGGAATGAAAGAAGCTGAAAAAGCTGCAAAGAAAACAGGCAAAAAAATGACCATGAAAAAAGGTTATTCTAAAAAAGGAAAATAAAATGGCTTTCACATTTACAACACCATCGTATTCAACAGAAGGATTATTGTCTTTATCATCACAAAATCCTAACTTTGTACCTACACAATATGGTGATTTAATGAACGCTCCATCTTTAGGATATTATTTTAGTGGTGGACAAGCATATGAGCCATACATGAGAAAAGGACAAATACAACCATATAAATCAAGCATGGGTGATAACTACGCTAATTTTGGTGGATTTGCATTTAAAAAGTTTACTAAAGATGCTCCAGGTATTGTAGGTGGACAATATAGCGCAGCTCAAAATTTACCAACATCTTATTCTTATGCTCCATACCCATCAGGAGAAATAGCTTTCTTACAAAATCCAAATGCAGTAATGCAAGCATTAGGCGGTGAATCTTATGGTGCTGGTAGATTTATGCCATCAGGATTATTAGGAACTAGTAATGAGTAAACAAGGTCTCTATGAGAATATCCGAAGAAAAAGAGCAAGAATCGAAGCTGGAAGCGGAGAAAAAATGCGTAAACCAGGAACAAAAGGCGCACCCACAGCCAAAGCCTTTAAGCAAGCAGCCAAAACTGCAAAGCCTGTTAAAAGACGTGGGTGATTGTGTATGAAGAAAGATAGTAGATTAGTAAGAGCGGGTGTATCAGGTTATAACAAACCTAAACGCACACCTAGCCATCCTACTAAATCTCATGTGGTCGTTGCTAAAGACGGAGACCAAGTAAAGACCATACGCTTTGGTCAACAAGGTGTAACCGGTGATAGAAAGATGACAGATAGAGCTAAGTCATTTAAAGCACGTCATGGTAAGAATATAGAAAAAGGAAAAATGTCAGCTGCCTTCTGGGCCAACAAAGTGAAGTGGTAGAAAGTCCATGCACTTATGAGTGCCACGTTATAGACGATGAATGTATCAGTTGTAAAAGAACAGTTCCAGAAATAATGAACTGGACTAAGTTGACCGATGAGCAAAGAAAAGAGATAATGGATAGATGCTCACAACAGAAAAGCTAAACATATTTGTAGGATACGATGGTGTAGTAGAACCTGTGGCTTTTCATGTGTTTTGCCAAAGCGTGATAGAAAAAGCAACCATACCAGTTAGCTTTACTCCACTTGCTCTAAATACATTAAAAGGTTACACAGAAACACACAAAGACGGAAGCAACGCTTTTATCTACAGTAGGTTCTTAGTACCCTACCTCTGTGATTATAAAGGTTACGCTATCTTTGTTGATGGCGATATGCTTTGTCGTGCAGACATAAAAGAGTTAATGGATATTATAGACCCATTGGCTGCAGTCTCAGTCGTGAAACACGATTATAAGACTAAACACCCAATCAAGTATCTAGGTTATAAGAACGAAGACTATCCTAGAAAGAATTGGTCAAGTGTCATGGTATGGAACTGTGGACACTTTAAGAATTTACAGTTGACACCTGAGATGATAATGAACTCTACAGGTGCAGAATTACACCGATTAACATGGTTAGATAATGAGTTTATAGACTTAATTGGTGAGATACCCAAAGAATGGAACTGGTTAGTAGGGGAATACGATTACAATCCTAATGCTAAGTTAGTTCACTTTACTATAGGCACACCATGCTTTACAGACTATAGTCGTTGTGACTATGCAGAAGAGTGGGCATTTACTTTAGATAATCTATTAATACCAATGGACATATAAAATGGCAGACGAATTAAGAGGATATATTCCTTTAACAGAGGATGAAAAGCTGTTAGCAGAATACTATGCTCAATTTGAAAATCCATTACTTGGTGCTAATGTTACTGCAAAACAAAATACTCCCATTGGATTATTAACAGGAACAGTTGGTGGTAATTACGATGTAATGCCAAATGTAGTTAATCCATATGCAGAAGCAAATTTATATGGTGATGGTTATAATGTAAGAGCAGCAATGGATGATTATGTAAAAACATTATCAGCAGGAACAGGTAATGGTTATATAAATGCTTTTGGTGAGGTTGTAAGAGGTAAAGATAATTCTGATTTTGATAGCACATCTTATGGTGGAAACGTAGGAAATGTATCAGGAAGAATTACACAAACACCATATGATATAATTAAATCATTAGGTTATAATGCACCAACATTCAATGCAAATGTTACACAAGATATGTCAGGCACATCTGTAGAAGCTAATAAAATATTAAATATGCTAGGTGGGCAAGGATTATTAGGTGCATATAAAAACCCATATGATGAAGGTATTAAATTTATGTGGGAAAGAGAATTTTAAATCAACCAACCTATATGGAGTTGAAATGGAACATGAAGATAAACAAATAGAACAAACAAATAATTGGGGTGGTAAACGAGAAGGAGCTGGCGCACCCAAAAACAATCAAAATGCTAGTAAATCCAATAGGTTATATGCAGAAACAATCAAGAGGATTAATGTTCAATCAGAAGGACAAGTAGCCTACGATATTGCTATGGCATTAATTAACAAAGCTAAAGATGGTGATATATCTGCTATCAAAGAGTTTGGTGATAGAGTAGACGGAAAAGCAGTATCGACTACAGAACTAGGTACAATAGATGGACAAGATTCACCTCTAAACGTAACACTTAAGTTTATTAAACCAAACGATGTCGATTGAGATTGAAGCAGAGTTTCCAGCTAAACTATCTTTTCTCGATGAACCACACCGATACAAAGTAGCTTATGGTGGTAGAGGAAGTGGTAAGTCATGGGGATTTGCTCGTGCATTACTAGCATTAGCGATTAAACATAAGTTAAGAATACTTTGTGCTAGGGAAGTACAACGCTCTATTAAACAATCAGTTCACCAACTGTTATCAGACCAAATACAAGCAATGGGTTTTGGTCAGTACTATGAAGTACTAGAGAATGAAATAAGATGTGTTAGTGGTAGTCAGATAAACTTTACAGGTCTTGCTAATAACACTGTAGAATCTATTAAGTCATTTGAAGGTGTAGACATTGTATGGGTAGAAGAAGCTCAGACTGTTAGTAAGAAGTCATGGGATATTCTTATTCCTACAATCAGGAAACCTGACTCAGAGATATGGGTTACATTTAACCCTGATTTAGATTCAGATGATACATACAAACGATTTGTAATAGATACACCGGATAATGCCAAGGTAGTTAAAGTCAACTGGATTGATAATCCATGGTTTCCTAAAGTACTAAATGCAGAACGATTACACAGTAAAGCTACCTCAGATGATTACGATAACATTTGGGAAGGTGAATGTAAAACAGCCGTTGATGGCGCTATCTATGCTAACGAAATAAGAGAAGCACAAGAGAATAAACGTATTACAAACGTACCATATGACCCAGAGTTAAAGGTTCATGTGGTCATGGATTTAGGTTGGAATGACAGTATGTCAGTGATTCTATGCCAAAAAGGTGTATCAGATTTACGTATTATTAAATACATAGAAGATGACCATAGGACTTTAGATAGTTACTCTGCTGAACTAAAGAACTTACCATACAACTGGGGTCAAATGTATTTGCCACACGATGGTCAAACCAAAGACTTTAAATATGGCACATCAGCAGAAGAAATAATGAGACGACATAATTGGGATGTACGTATAGTTCCAAGACTAGATGTTGAATCAGGTATCAAACTAGCACGAATTAACTTTCATCGTTGTTACTTTGATAAATCAACAGAGCGTTTAATAGAGTGTCTTAAACACTATAGACGTTCTATTAATGCAACAACGAATGAACCAGGCGCACCACTACATGATGAATACTCTCATGGTGCTGACGCATTTAGATATTTATGTGTATCTGCTGACAAGTTCTCTAATGAGACATGGCAACATCAAGCGATACATTATCAAAACCTAGGAATTGTTTAATGTTATTAGCCCAAGAATATGTCCCAGACTTATCCGAATACAAGGATAGGTTTATGCGTACTCCGCTAGGATTGCTAACACAAGGCAATGTATCCGGTGCAGTAGATAGATTGGGCGTAGATGCACAAGGCAGAGTTCAGGCAATGATGAATCCTGAGTCTGCATTACAAACTGGTTTTGATTTTATGGGTGGTGGAATATTAGGTCAAACAGCTTATCATGGCACACCTCATATATTTAGTAAGTTTGATGCAAGTAAAGTTGGAACAGGTCAAGGCGCACAATCTTATGGCCATGGAATATATTTTGCTGAAAACCCTGCTGTTGCTAAAGAATATCAAAGACAGTTATCTGGATGGCAACCTGGAACACAAAGCTCAATAAATCAATCAGGTGGTGATTTGGATGCAGCAATAAATGAAGTGCAAAGAAAAATAACACATTATCAAGGACTATTAGAATCAGGAAATGTTCCTAAAGAAAGAGCGCAATCTCTTTTAGACATAAGCACAAATCAATTAAATGATTTACAAGCAATGAAGTCAGGAATTCCTGAAAGTAAAGGTTCTTTTTACACTGTAGATATTCCTGATGAGTACATTCCAAAAATGATTAATTGGGACAAAACTATTGGACAACAGTCACCAGAAGTTAAACAAGCAATACAAAACACAAGAAACGATTTAACTGAAAATAACATAGCAGATTTAGGTGGAGACACATCTTTATTATATGGAGATGATGTATCAGTTGAACAATTTTTAAATACATGGTCTGCATTAAAAGGAGCAGATGATGCAGGTGAAAAACTACTAAATAAGTATGGAGTGCCTGGGGTTAAGTATTTAGATGAAGGAAGCAGAAATACATTTAAAGCACAATTAACTTATAAAGGTAAACCATATAGTGATGTAGTAGAATTTAAATCAAAAAATCTATTAGATGATTATATAAAAGAAAACAAAGCAAAAGGTTTTGGTGTAGACATAATACCAGGAACATCAAATTATGTAGTGTTTGACCCAACCAATGTCAAAATACTAGAACGAAAATAAGGTACACTATGGAAAAAATGACAGACGAAGAAATACTCAGTAAGATAGATAACGAGGAACAGATTGCATATGGTATTAACGATGCACAGTTATCATCTGAACGTGCAGAAGCTATCAATTACTATTTAGGTGAGAAGTTTGGTAATGAGGTAGAAGGTCGTTCTCAAGTTGTATCTTACGATGTCCAGGACACGATTGAATCTGCATTACCACAGTTACTAAAACCATTTGTATCCGGTGATGAAGTTGTAGCATTTGAGCCAAAAGGTCCAGAAGACCAAGCTGCTGCTGAACAAGAAACAGACTATGTAAACCACATTGTGATGGAAAAGAACAATGGGTTTGAGATATTCTACGTATGGTTTAAAGATGCACTACTCTCTAAAAACGGATATGTTAAGGTTTATCACGAAGAATACGAAGAAGCAGAAGAAGAAGAGTATGAAGGTCTAACTGATGCACAATTAGATATGTTAGCATCAGATGATAATGTAGAAATACTAGAGCATGAAACATATCCTGACCCATCTGTAACACCTATGCCTATCACTCCACCAGAGATGATACAGCCACCTGAAGTTAAACCTTTAGATGGTGAAGGTATTGAGATTGACATGGCTACACAACAGGCATTTATACAGCCCATGTTACACAATGTTAAGATTCGTGTTAAAGAGATGACAGGTGAGATTAAGATTAAAAACGTAGCACCTGAAAACATTATGGTCTCTGTAGACTGTAGCGGTGTAGATTTAAATACAGCACGTTTCGTTCAACATCGTGAACTCATGTCACCATCAGAAGTAGCAGAGATATTTGATGTAGACGAAGATGAATTAAATACCATCATGGCAGAACAAGATGAGTTTGAAATTGAATCTAATGCTCGTGATATATACTCAGAACAATATGATAGAGCCGTAGATACTACAGACATCTTAGTTCGTGATACATACCTCAAAGTCAATGGTGAACGTCATCGTTATGTATTAGTAGGTAATCGTATCATTTATAAAGACGAATCATGCGACAATGTGCCTTTTGCTTGCATCTCTCCCATGCTCATGCCACACAGACACATTGGTCGCTCTTATACAGACTTAACTCGTGATATACAAATGATTAAGTCTACGCTTATCCGTGGTCAATTAGATAATATGTATTTATCTAATAATGGTCGTTACGCTATCTCTGATAGAGTAAACCTAGACGATATGCTCACCTCAAGACCAGGTGGTATTGTGCGAGTACAAGGTGAACCAGGTTCATCTATCATGCCATTACAACACGCTCCATTCCCACCAACCTCATTTAGTATGGTTGAGTACATGGACAACATGAAAGAGAAGCGCACAGGCATTACTGCTTATAACCAAGGTTTAGATAGCAATAGCTTAAATAAAACTGCAACAGGTGTGCAACAAATCATGTCTGCTGCTCAACAACGTTTAGAGTTAGTGGCTAGAACATTTGCAGAAACAGGTGTTAAAGACTTATTTATGTTAGTGCATCGTTTAATCAGAAAAAATGTAACCAAGCCTGATATTGTAAGAATTAGAAACAAATGGGTAAATGTTGACCCAAGAGAATGGAAGAATCGTAAAGACTTATCTATCTCTGTAGGCTTAGGCGCAGGTAACAAAGACCAACAGTTAATGCACATCAATGCTATCTTGCAATTACAAGAGAAAGCATTACAGGTTGGTTTAACTAATCCTGAAAAGATTTACAACGCATTATCTAAACTGACACAAAACGCTGGCTTTAAAAACCCTGATGAGTTCTGGGTTAATCCGGCTAATATGCCACAAGGTATGCAACAGCAACAACCTAATCCACAAGATACATTAATCCAAGGTCAGTTAGCGATTGAACAAGCTAAAGCACAAGGGGATATGGCCATTGCTCAACAGAAAGCACAAGCTAACTTACAACAAGAGCAACTCCGTTCAGAGAATGACGTTATCATTGAACGTGAGAAGATTGCAGCACAAGCTGAACTAGAACGCTTTAAAGCACAATTAAAAGCAGAAACAGATTTAGCGATTGCACAAATTAAAGCTCAAGTAGGAATGTAATGAAAGATAAAGCATACGAAGAAATAACTAAAGGCGGTGAAGCAGAAAAGATACTAGGTAGCAAAGTGTATCAGGAAGCATTTACCAAAGTTAAATCTAATATTATAGAAGCAATGCAAACATCTCCATTGGGTGATGAAATAACCCATAACAGATTAGTTATTGCTCTACAGACATTAAACCAAATAGAGCGTGCATTAACAGACATCATGCAAACAGGCAAGATGGCTAAGATACAAGTTAATGATAACGTAAAATAGTTTTTTAACTAGAAAAAGGAAGTAAAATGAGTGACCAAGCTATAGAGCAGTCACCACAGAGTCGCTTAGAAGCGATGCTTGGTGATATTCAAGATGACGCAGCAATGCAAATTCAAGAAGAGCCACAAGAGGTTGAGGAAGAAGATACAATAGATGAGTCAGAAGATGACGAAGAAATTGTAGAAGAATCCGAAGACGAAGAACCAGAAACAGAAGACGAAGTAGAGGAAGAGGAATCCGATGAGGAACAACCTATACAATCTGTTAAGTTGAAAGTTAATGGTGAAGAAATTGAGAAACCACTTGACGAAGTCGTGGCATTAGCCCAACAAGGACTTGACTACACAAAGAAAACACAAGAAGTTGCAGAGCAACGTAAAGCTGTTGAAACTATGCAAGAGCAGTTAAAAGCACAAGAACAACAGTTTATGGAGCAACAACAACTTAATAGTTTGTTGATTGAAGATGTAGCAAAAATCACGAGCCTAGACCAACAATTAAGCCAATATGCTAACGTGGATTGGCAGAAATTGACTGATAGTGACTTCGTGGAGGCACAAAAGCATTACATGGCATACAATCAGTTACAGCAAGAACGTAACAATCTCGTTTCACAGTTTGAAGCCAAGAGGCAAGAAGCATTAACAAAACACCAGTCAGCATTAGCTGAACGCATCAAAAAAGGTAAAGAAGTTCTAGCCAAAGAAATACCTAATTGGAGTCCAGAGACCACCCAAGAAGTTGTTACTACTGGTAAAGAATATGGATTTACTGATGATGAGTTGAACGCTATCGTTGACCCTAGACACGTTAAAGTTTTGTATGATGCTATGCAATGGCGCAAACTTAAGAGTAAGAATCCTGTAGTGAAGAAGAAGGTCGCAAGTGCCAAACCTGTAGTGAAGCCAGGAACAAAAGACCCAAAAACATCTGTTAATTCTAATGCCAAGAAAATACGTGAGCAATTACGTAGGTCTGGTAGTTCTGAATTAGCGTCTAAATTAATCGAACAAATGATTTAAGGAGTTTTAATCATGGCAGTTTCAGCAACCAATAGTTATACCGGTGCAGGTATAGCAGAAGATTTTGAAGATATTATTTACGATATATCTCCAGAAGACACACCATTGTTATCAATGGCTAAAAAATCAACAGCAGGTCAAACATATCACCAGTGGCAAACAGACAAATTAGCCGCAGCAGCAGCTAACGCTCAGCTTGAAGGTGATGACGCATCATACGCTACATTAGCAGCAACAACTGTATTAGGTAACTACACACAGATTTCACGTAAAACTGTTAACATCTCTAATACATACGATGTTGTTAAAAAGTATGGCCGTAAATCAGAAGTAGCTTATCAGTTAATGAAAGCTGGTAAAGAACTTAAACGTGACATGGAATTTGCTTTAGTACGTAACCAAGCATCATCAGCAGGTGGCGCAGGTACAGCTCGTTCTTCAGCAGGTATCGAGTCATGGATTGCTGGTAACAGCATCAAAACAACTGCAGCATCTACAGCTACAACTCCAGGTTTCTCATCTGGTACAGTTGCAGCACCTACAGATGGTACAGCAGGTACTTTCGTTGAAGCAGATTTAAAATCAGCATTAGAAGCAGCATGGGTAGATGGTGGCGAGCCAACAACTATTCTTATGTCTTCTAAAAACAAAAAGCTATTCTCAGCTTTTGCTGGTATCGCTGAAAAACGTTACCAAGTAAATGGTACAAGCGAAGCAGTTATCACTGCGGCCGCCGATGTATATATCAGCGATTATGGTAATCACACAGTTAAATTAGACAGATTCATGCGTGACGAAGCTGTATTATGCTTAGACCCACAATACGTTGGTGTAGCATCATTACGTCCAATCACAAAAGAAGAACTAGCTAAAACTGGTGACTCTACTAAATACTTGATGACAGCAGAGTACTGCTTGGTTGTTAATAACCCAGACGCTCACGCTAAAGTACAAGGTGTTGGTGTTTAATCAACATTGATTTATAATAGGGGGATAGCAATATCCCTCTATTTTTATTATGGCTATATTATTCGATAAAGACCCATTAACAGGCGTTACGCAATATTACGATTACGACCCTATTAATGACATCCACATGATACACAATGTGCAAGACTTTACTCCACTTGTGGAGAAGTTAAAGCAAGCACAGAACAACCCAGATGTATGGGCAAAAAGTGTTAAAGAATCATGGGTACACTATGCAAGTATCCCACCAGTCATTGAGATGCAGTTAAAACAAAAAGGCATAGACATTTATAATAAAGACCAAACAAAAGAATTACTCAAAGAAATAAATACAAACTATCCTTGGTTAAAAACAACAACTAAAAAGCATGGATAGAAAAGAATTACAAAGAATACAATTAGCAATACATGATTTAGTTAATCGAGAAGATTACACAAATGCTCTTCCGTTAATTAATACAGCTTTAGAACATTATCCTGATAATGATGCAACTCTAAACTTTATGGGTTACATTCATTTAATGGGTGACCAACCGGCATTAGCTTATCAATACTTCAGACGTGCATTACAAGAGAGTCCAGGCAACAAAGCATTATGGACATCACTAGGTCGTGCATACCATGAGTTAGATAAGTTTGAAGATGCTATTAAATGTTTTCTAAAGTCAGCAGAATTAGACCCTACATACACATTAGCTTACAGTAATGCAGCAGCTAGTTTTGTGCAAATATCAGAATGGAAGAATGCAGAGGATGTCTGTAACCTAGCATTACAAGCTGACCCTAATGACCAGAACGCTAACATGAACCTTGCTCATGCTTATTTAGCACAAGGTAAATGGAAAGAAGGTTGGAAACAATGGGGACTATCACTCGGTAGTAAGTTTAGAAAAGAATGGCATTATGGTGATGAAAGCCGTTGGGATGGCCAAGCAGGTAAAGACATTATCATCTATGGTGAACAAGGTTTAGGTGATGAAATATTCTATGCTAACTGTTTATCTGATGCGATTGCAATTAGTAACAAAGTCTATATTGATTGTGACCCAAAGCTAGAAGGTTTATTTAAACGTAGCTTTCCATTAGCAGAAGTGCATGGAACACGCAGAGATGAACATCCTGAATGGTTAGTAAATAAAACATTTGACCATCGTTGTGCAATCGGTGGATTACCGGAGTTCTTTAGACATAACTCTAAAGACTTTCCTCGTGAGACCTATCTTGTTGCAGACCCTGAAAGAAGACAAATGTGGCGCAGTCTATTTGATTCATGGGGTAAAAAAGTCATTGGTATTACTACACATGGAGGTAGTAAAAGAACTAATGAAAAAGGTAGAAAACTTACAAAAGATGATATACAATCATTATTGAATCGTAAAGATTTGATTTTAATTTCATTAGATTACGTAGTCGATGAGAAGATAGATGGGGTGAAGTATTTTCCATTTGCTACGCAATCATTTGATTATGATGATACTGCAGCACTTATTGCTGAATTAGATGCAGTTGTTGGTGTCAATACGACCGCATTACATTGTTCAGCTGCATTAGGTGTTAAAACTATCTGTTTAGTACCTAAATGGCATCAATGGAGATATGCTCAACCGAGTATGCCTTGGTATCGTAGTATGAAGTTACTATATCAAGAAAATCGTTCTTGGCAACAAGTTATTCAACAGGTTAGTGGATGGGTTTAGGTGATTGGCTAATGGCTTCTGCTGAAGTAAAAGAAGCTAATGAACGAACAGGTAAAAAGGTTGCTTTAGGTAATGGCAATAAAGCATTTTTTGAACCACAGATATTTGCTAATAATCCTAGAATGGCATTAGACGATAAAGAAGAAATAGAGTGGGTTCATAACTATCCTGGCAAACGTCCTTATATGCACGGAACAGAAAATGGTAAGATTATCTTTAATGATGATTACAAACCAATGCCAGGTGAGATATTCTTTAGCGACAAAGAATTAGATAAGATAAACGATATTGATAAAGACTATATTGTTGTTGAACCTAATGTTAAAACAACTTACATACACACAGTCAATAAGTCTTGGGATAAATGGAAAGAGTTACTGCAATACGACTTACCATGGATTCAGTTTAATACAGGCAAACAATACACTAAAACAATACAAACAAATACATTTAGAGATGCTTTAATAGTGTTAAAGAAAGCTAAACTATTTGTAGGAACAGATGGTGGTTTACATCATGCAGCAGCAGCATTAGGAATACCATCAGTTGTGATATGGTCTGGATTCACAAGTCCTAAACATCTAGGATATGACTTTCATACAAACATACATGATGGCAGTAAACCTTGTGGTAAATTTAAAGAAATATGTAAGCACTGCGAAGAAAAGCGTAAGGCCATTAGTGTTGAAACTGTTTATGAGGCAATAAGGAAAGAACTTGCAAATAATACTAACTGGAGTGGAAAGACGTGATAAATGTCTACTTCGTTTAAATCAATACGCAAAAGCAGAAGTAGTAAAGCAGTGGAATGGTGAAGATATACCTATTATTGTAGGTAATTTAAATAACTGCGATAACATTCAAGTAGAGTGCCGTAAACAAAATATTCCTTATATCTATATTGACCATGGTTATTTTAATCGTGAGTTTAATTTAAGTTGGGCTAGATTCTGTATCAACAATTATCATTGCACAGATTGGAGGCCATCTAATCGTGACATACCAAAGATAAAAGAATATAGAAAAGGTGATGATATAGTTATATTACCACCGGCAGATAAAGTAGCATTTGTTTACAAGGCTCATAATTGGTTAGATAAAACCATAGAACAGATTAGACAATATTCTGACCGCAAAATTATTATCAAACGCAAATCAGAAGGTGCATTACTGAATGCAATTAAAAATGCTCACTGTGTAGTTAGTTTTGGCAGTGTTGCTGATGTAGAGGCAAGTGTACATGGAGTTCCTGTAATTGTATCTGATTACAGTCCTGCAGCACCAATTTCAAACAAATTAGAAGATATAGAAAAATTAACATATCCTGATAGAGAACCATGGTTAAGGTCATTAGCAGCAGCAGAATGGCATCAAAACGAAATGGACAAATGTTGGGAACGATTAAAAGGGCAATTAGATGGCATTTACTAATTATACAAGTTTTGTAACAACAGTAGAAAATTACCTTGCAAGGTCAGACTTAACATCAGTTATTCCTGACTTTGTTGAGTTAGCACAAGAGCGTTTGTCTCGTGACTTAAGAGTGCAAGAGATGTTAAAAGTAGCTACTGCAACAACAACAGCCGGAGATAAGAATATTGCATTTCCTGCTGACTTTTTAGAGTTAAGAGAAATCCATATACAAGGTAATCCTGTTTACACACTAGACTTTCAAACACCAGATAAATTTTTCAGAAATGGTAAAACAACAGAATCAGGTGTACCCACACACTTTACTATGTTAGGTGCTGAGTTTCAATTTGCACCAGTGCCAGATGGAACACAAACAGTACAAATACTCTATTATGCTAAACCTACCTTTATAGACACATCAACAGCAAGTAACGTGTATTTAGCATATTTCCCTGATGCTTTACTCTATGCAACTCTAGCAGAAGCACAACCATATTTAATGAATGATGAAAGAATCGCAGTATGGTCTTCTATGTATGACAGAGCAATCGCAAATATTAGAGAAAACGATAAGGGTGCAACATTCTCTAGTGCAACATTAAACGTAACAACTTCATAAGGAACAATTATGGCTGAATTTAGTAATTTTTTAGAGAACGCACTTATCAATGCTGTTCTCCGTAACACAACATACACATCACCAGCAACAGTTTATGTATCACTTTACACTACAGACCCAACAGATGCAGATACAGGTACAGAAGTATCAGGTGGTTCATATGCAAGAACAGCAGTAACTTTTGGTTCTCCATCTAATGGTGTATCTACAAACAGTGCTGACGTAACTTTTCCTACTTGCACATCATCTTGGGGAACAGTAACACACATAGGTATACATGATGCTTCTACAAGTGGTAACTTATTATTCCACACACCACTAGACACAGCTAAAACAATCGACTCTGGTGACATATTTAAAATAGAAACAGGCAATTTGAGTGTCACACTTTCGTGATATATGATATAATAACGGAAACTTTAATATGAGGAATCCGTTATGTATCAAGGGAAAAGGCATCATAATTGTAAATTATCTTATGACGATGAATTAAAAGTCATAGAAAAATATAAAGAAGGTTTAAGTTTAGCTGCTGTTGGCGAAATGTTTAATGTCAATTTTGTAACAATACGAAATGTTCTTAAAGGACATAATGTTGAACGCAGAAGACAAGGTAATAAAACTAAAATATTTAATGAAAAATTTACTAATACAGTAATTGATTTATTTCAAAACGGATTAAGTCAAGAAAAAATAGCTAAACAATTAAAAACATCACAAACACAAATATCAAGATTATTAAAATTTAATGGAATTGATTCAGGTGTTAGAAGTGGTATAAACCATCATGCGTGGAAAGGTGGAAAACATATTAGAAATGGATATGTTTTTGTGTCAATAACAAAAGATTCACCTTACTCTAGCATGGCAATATCTAATGGTTATGTAATGGAACATAGGTTGGTGATGGCACAACACTTAAAAAGACCTTTAGAACCACATGAAACAGTACATCATATTAATGGTAATACACAAGACAATAGAATAGAAAATTTACAATTAAGACATGGGAAACATGGTAAGCATCAAGTATTTGTATGCTGTAACTGTGGCTCTCATAATGTTAAATCAACAACTTTATAGGATAATTGATGGCATTAGTCGTTAAAGATAGAGTAAAAGAAACCACCTCGACCACAGGCACAGGCACGCTTACACTTGCAGGTGCAGTCACTAAATTTCAGTCATTTAGTGTTATCGGTGATGGCAATACCACATACTACGCAATCGAAAGTGGTAATGGCACAGATTGGGAAGTCGGTGTAGGTACTTATACAGCATCAGGCACAACCTTATCTCGTGACACCATACTAGAATCTTCTAACGCAGGCAGTGCTATTAACTTATCAGGCACATCTACAGTATTCTGTACATACCCTGCTGAACGCAGTGTTAATACTGCTGATATAGGAACAACTATACAGGCATATGATGCAACCATACTTAAGTCAGCAGATATAGGTTCTACTGTTCAAGGTTACGATGCTGATACTGCAAAGTATGATGACACAACAGCTAACTTCATAGGAACATTACAGAATGGTGGCAGTAATGTAGTTGTTGATACTGATATTGGTTCTACAGTTCAAGCGTATGATGCAGACACTGCAAAATATGATGATGTTACTGCTAACTTTACAGGCACACTTCAACAAGGTGGTTCTAATGTTTTAACTGCAAACCAAACTATTACTTTATCAGGTGATGCAACAGGAAGTGGAACAACAGCAATCACTGTAACTGTTGTAGATGACTCACATAATCATATCATTAATAATGTCGATGGATTACAAACAGAATTAGATGGTAAACAACCATTAGATGCAGACCTTACTGCTATTGCTGGATTAGCAAACACTGACGGAAACTTTATTGTAGGTAATGGCACAACATGGGTAGCAGAATCAGGTGATACTGCTAGAACATCTTTAGGTTTAGGTACAGGTGATTCTCCTAGTTTTACTGGATTAACTGCAAGTGGTGATGTCACTATTGCTGATAAAATCATTCACTCTGGTGACACCAATACTGCTATTCGCTTTCCTGCAGCAGATACTGTAACAGTTGAAACTGCTGGAGCAGAACGCATGCGTATAGACTCTAGTGGTAATCTTCAATTCAATTCAGGTTATGGTTCTGTACAAACTGCATTTGGTTGTCGTGCATGGGTGAATTTTGACGGAGCAGCTACACCAACTGTTAATGGGTCTGGAAATATATCTTCTGTAGTTCAAGTATCAAGTGGTGTATATGGAATTACATTATCAACTGCAATGCCTGATATTAATTATGTTATATCAAATTGTGGTTGGACAGGAGGTCAAAATGTGATTGCACAAGAAAATGATGCACCAGCAAATCGAACAACAACTTATTTTGAAGTAGTTTATGAAGCAGGTGGTGGAACTAAACTTAATAATACATATAATTCTGTAATGGTTTTAAGATAAAATGAATAAATTAATAATATTTGAACAAAATAATATAGTAGCAATTATGAAACCTACTGGTGTATTTTCTGTTGAAGAAACTGCAAGACGAGATGTTCCAAAAGGAACAGAATATTGGATTGTAGAAGCAAGTGATTTACCTACTGATATAGATGAATTTAGAGATGCTTGGCAGTTAGATAGAGATATTCTTGGAGAACCAACAGGAATAGCATTAGGAATTGATGATTGGACTGCGGAGCAAAATAATGATTAAAGTAAATATTGTAAAAGCAAAAGAAATTACTAAAGACAAATTGCGGGAAGAGCGTAAACCATTATTAGAAGCACTTGATGTTGAATTTATCAAAGCACAAGAAACAGGTGAAAATATAACTGATATTGTTGCTAAAAAACAAGCATTAAGAGATGCACCAGCACAAGTAGATTCTATGACAACAGTAGAGGAATTAAAATTAGCATCATTACCTGATGTAGGTATATAATGTTTGGATTTAATTCATTTTCATCAAATGGTTTTTCTGAACTATTTGTTGACTCACCTATTAAATTAGGTGAAGCAAGTATTACAGCAGATGCTAGTGTCTCTGCTATTGGCTATCGCATTAAAACTTTTGCAGGAAACATTACTGCTAATGGTGATATTACTGCTATTGGTTATCGTATTCAACAAGGTATTGCAGGTATTACATCTAATGCAAATGTTGATGTAGATGCTTTAAGAATAAGAACAAGTAGTGGAGATATATCTGCTTATGCGTTAGTAGATGCAGATGGATACTCTATTGCAAGAGCAAGTGGAAATATATTATCTAATGTTAGTGTTACTGCAAATGGTGTTGCTATATACAGTAGAAATGCAGATATAGATGTTAATGCAACTATTACAACAGAAGCAAGAAGATTAAGAACATCATCAGGCAATATAAATTCTAATGCTACGTTATCATCTTTAGCAAATGCAATATGGTCAGCAGGTGGAGCAGTTACATCACAAGCATTGATAGTAACAAAAGGTAAAATATTAGGTGAAGAATGGACTGATACTACATTTGGAAATGAATCATGGGCAACTGTATCTACTGGTACAGAGTCATGGGTAGAGCAAACAACAGGTAATGAATCATGGACAAATATAACAGCAGGAACGGAAGTTTGGTCTGATGTTTCTATTGGCAACGAAAATTGGTTAAGACAGGGTTAATTTAAGGAAATAATATGGCAAAAACAAAGATTAGTGAATACTCATCTACTGCTGCAAGTAATACAGACGTAGCAAATATTAATATAGCGGAGGGCTGTAGCCCAAGTAATATTAACAACGCTATTAGAGCTGTAATGGGGCATCTTAAAAACTTTCAAGATGGTTCTAGTGCAGACTCATTAACCATTGCAGGTACATTAACATCTTCTAGCACATTAGCTGTAACAGGTGGATTAACTCTTGATGGTAGTGCTGGAACATCTGGTCAAGTATTGTTATCAGCAGGTTCAGGCAATACACCAACATGGGGTAGTGCGTTTGTTGCTGGTATGATTATGATGTGGTCTGGTACGATTGCTACTATTCCTAGTGGTTGGTATTTATGTGATGGCAATAACGGCACTCCTGATTTACGCAATCGTTTTATTATTGGTGCTAATGCAGATGATGGGGGAGCAGCTAAAACCAATGTAACTGGAACTGCTACACAATCAGGCGGTAGTAAAGACCTTATTGTTCCAGCACACACTCACACATCTAATTATTCTGATAATACAAATTATTTAAAAAATGTTCAAATGTCAACTGCAACTGGAGCAGGGTCAGGAGCAAATCCAATTTCTATTCCAGAAGATGGAACATACTCTGATTATATTACATCAGGTCGTAACGATGGTGGAAATAGATGGTTAAGATTTCAAAATAGTGGCACAACATTGACTACAAGAACTTTAACTACAGACAGTACAGGTTCAAGTGCAACCAATGCAAACTTGCCACCATACTATGCTTTGGCATTTATAATGCGAGGATAATTAATGGCAACTCAACGTATTTTATTTGATGAATGGTTACCTGACCAACCATCAGTATCTAAATCAGTTAGAGAAGCATTAAATGTTGTTCCTGTGTTAAATGGGTATTCATATATTAATGGTGCTGCTAACTATTCTGCTGCTGCATCAGAAAACCTCAATAATGTATTTGCAGGTAAATTTGGTGGAACTGTAACTGTGTTTGCTGGTGGTGGTACTAAACTATTTAAACTAGATAATAATGATTTAACATTAGATGATGTATCTAGCGGAACATATTCTGGAAATAACAGATGGCAATTTGTGCAGTTTGGTCAAAATATGTTAGCTAGTAATGGTACACAACGTATACAACGATGGACATTAGGTAGTTCTACTGCGTTCTATCAAGCATCTACATTTGTATCAGGTACATATTCTCGCAGTGGTACAACAGTAACTGCAACGATTACAGCACATGGATTAAGCAATGGTGCAACATACGAAGTAGACATTACTAGTGGTGATGGAACAGATGGTGAATACGTTATTACAGTAACAGATGCTAATACCATTACTTATACAGATACTAACTCAGGCACAACATCAGGTAATATTCGTGTCATTGTATCAGCAGCACCTATTGCTAAACATCTTACAGTTATTCGTGACTTTGTTGTTGGCGCATACATTGAAGCAGGAACATATCCTAACAGAGTGCAATGGTCTGATGTGAATTCTCCTGATTATTGGGATAGTGAAGGTGCATCATTAGCAGATTTTCAGGACATAGAAGATGGTGGCGACATTACTGGAATTACTGGTGGTGAGTTTGGTGTTGTATTGATGGAAAACGCATTGGTGCGTATGTCATTCGTAGGTAGCCCAAATATATTCCAATTTGACGTAATCGCTAGAGGTGTAGGTTGTATTGAAGGTGGCTCTGTTACGCAATATGCAGGTGTTACATACTTTTTAGGTGCTGACGGCTTTTATGCTTGTGATGGCCAACAAGTGATTCGTATCGGTGCTGAAAAAGTTAATCGTTACTTTTTTAACAATGCTAACATCGGTGATATTGACTCTATATCAGCATCTATTGACCCTGAACGTAACGTAGTTTTATGGGATTATGCTAACGTATCTGGTGGGCGTTCATTAATGATTTTTAACTACCAAACACAAAAATGGTCAGAAGCAGAAACAGACGTAGATTACTTATCTACACTATCTTCAACAGGTGCAACACTAGATGGATTAGACAGTGCTTATGATGTTACCGCAGGTTCATTTGTTGTAGGTGAATATTATACGATTAGAACAGTAGGCACAACAGATTTTACTTTGATTGGTGCAGTGGCTAATACAGTCGGTGTGTTATTTCAAGCAACAGGTGTTGGCACAGGCACAGGCGTAGCTATTGACCAATCCGCAGCTACCACAGGTTTAGCTTCATTAGACGCATTATCTGCATCACTCGATGACCGAATCTGGAAGGGTGGTAAGTTCTTATTTGGTGGTGTTCGTGATGATAGAATTATCGTATTTACAGGCACAAGACAAACAGCTACATTAACTACTAACGACTTAGAGTTTGGATATAACACTCTTGTAAACCTTGTCAGACCATCTGTAGACAATGGTAGTGCAGATGTGCAAATTGCATCAAGACGTGAACTTAATGACACAGTCAATTTTAGCACAGCCGTATCAGCAGATGCCGAAGGTCGTGTAGGTTTAAGAAGTCATGGTCGTTATCATAGAGTATCAGTCACACCAACAGGTGCAAACTGGACATTAGCCATAGGATTAGATTTAGACGTTAATCAAGCAGGAAACAGGTAATGGCACGTTCCGATATGTATAGAAAGCTACCCTGGCGTGGTGGCAATCCTAGAGAAGTAGCAGAAGTTGTTAATAACCTTGTAGAAGGTAAATCTAACAACACAGGATTTTTAACTCTAGATACAGGTTGGGCTACATCTACGACACTGTTTGATGAACGTATTGGTAATAACTCTGTCATCTTATTTGCACCCTCTAGTGACTCTGCTGAAGCAGACACAGCACCTTATGGTGAGTTTACTTCTACAACACAACAATTAGCACCAAGTTCTGGTAATACGGCTGTAGTGACATGGGATACAGAACATGAAGTTAATGGTATATATATAGATGTTAGTAACGATTCAAGATTATATGTGCGTAATGATGGTATCTATGATGTTACCTTTTCTCTGCAATTAGCCAATGCTAATAATGATGCAGAGTATGCAGATGTTTGGTTTAGAGTGAATGGAAGTGATATAGCAACTTCTGGCAGACGATTTGGTTTACCTGCAAGAAAGTCTACAGGCGACCCATCTCATTTGACAGGAACAGCTAACCATGTATTGGATTTAAATGCAGGTGATTATATTGAGATTGCAGGAGCAACATCTTCTACAGACATATCTTTAGAAACATTTGCAGCAACAACAACAACACCATACACAAGACCAGCTATATCATCAGCACAAGCTACAGTGACTTATATAGCACCATTTAGTATAGATAATTTATATGTATCTAGCCAACAAAAAGGACAAGCTACAGTATCTCATTTCGCTAATAACACTAGTGGAAAAGAATACAAATATGTTATAATCGGCTAATGCAATTACAATATGTTCCTACTCAAGACATAGGTGTTTATTGGGATAAAATAAAACCTAGTCTAGAAAACATGGCTCGGAGTTGGAGAGTTGAGGATGCGTATTGTGAATTAAAAGAAGGCCGTGCAGATTTATTCCTTACTATAGAAGATAAATACTTTACCGGTTATATCATAACTCAAAGACATGGTGATGTGCTACATATCTGGGCAGCATATAACGACAACAACAATGTTCTAGAAATAGGACTAGATTGCGTAAAAGAGTTAGCATTATCACACAGACTTAAACAAATAACATTTAAGTCTTATCGTAAGGCATGGGATAAAGTAGCGCCTAAATTGGGATTTAAGAGAGAGATATGGACATATGATTTGTGAACATAGCACTCGTTCCTAAAAAGGACTACATACCTTGTTTTGGTGCAATACAAGATTATTTAGAGAAGTCAGCTAAATATACATATGGTCGTTTCACAGCAGACGACATTAAGCAAAACCTATTAACTACAAACAAACAACTATGGGTTGCATATAAAAGTGTGCAAATCTATGGATTTGTTGTAACTGAAATCGTTACATACCCTCAAATGAAAACACTTATGATGCACTTTACAGGTGGCGTACATCTTAATAAGTGGAAAGACAATATGCTAAAGACATTACAAGAGTTTGCTAAAGAACTTGATTGTGAAGTCATCGAATCATATGGTCGAAAAGGTTGGGGTAAAGTTTTTGAGCAAGATGGTTATAAACCTCGTTTTATTTATTATGAATTACCTTTGGAGTAAACTATGTTTAATTTATGGAATCTATTAACACTATCCGTTAGAATGTGTACCTTTTGGGGAGGCGGTGGTGGTCTCTTTGGTGGTGGTGGTGGTGGAGGCGGTGGTTCGTCTCAAACAACAACCGATATTCCAGAATGGCTAAAGCCTTATGTAACCTTTGGATTAACTGAGGCGCAAAGCCTATATAAAGGCGCTGGTCCAGAATATTATCCTGGACAAACATACGTATCTCCATCTGGTCAAACAACCCAAGCATTAGGATTAGCAGAGCAAAGAGCATTAGCCGGTAGTCCATTACAAAGAGCTGCACTCCAACAGCAAGCAGGAACAGTCGGTGGTCAATATCTCGGTGTTAATCCTTATCTATCAGCTGCATTAAAAGCAGGTCAAGCAGAAGCTACACAGGCTTATTTTGATGCAATAAAAGGTGGTCGTAGTGGCGCAGTAGCAGCAGGTAGAATGGGTAGTGGCGCACAACAACAAATGGAAGGTCGTGCAG